TTTTATCTGCAAGATAAATATTATCGACAGAACTTATACCGCCACCTACAGACAGATTATTAGTAACTGCTACGTCAGTGTTACCAGTACCTACAGACATTAGTAACGCATCATCGTGCGCGTCATAAAATCTTGTACCGCCATATGCTTTATTAGCTTTAAGCCTTATGCCAGTACCATAATCTATGTCTAACTTGTTGTAGTTACCGCCATAATTTTCAAGGTTAGTACCGATGTAATAACCATCAATTGCGTTACTGTCTGCGCTACCAAACATAAGCCTAGTGCCAGTATTACCCGCCCAAGGGTTTAATCCAGTGTCACCTAGTGAAAGATATTTTGCGTTGCTAGGGGTACTAAGCCACTTAGCACTGTTGTAATAAATAAATACATCACCACCACTAGGGCCTAATTTTATGTCATGGTTAAAAGTCGCAGTACCTGCATCTGACATATCAAAGGTGAGGGCATTTACATTTACACCCCCATCATTACCTTGAATTATAATATCTTGATCTTGAGTAGGCTGATTAATATAAAGATTACCACTAGATTGAAAAAATCTTCCAAAATTAGTTCCGCCATCTTTAAGCCAAACTTCTCCACTATCAGTATCAAGTATAATATCACCACTAACATCTAAAGTTAGGTCACTGTTAGAAGTAATATTAAGATTACCTGTTCCTTGTTCCACAATGTAACTATTAGAACCATCATGGTAAATAGCTAAATCACCAGAAGTTCCTGCGAAAAAGTTACCATTGTCATTAACTTTTACATCATGGTTAAATATCGCACTTCCTGCATCTGACATATCAAGGGTGAGGGCAGTTACTTGAGCACCTCCATCAACACCTATAAATTGAATATCTCCATCTGATATTGCTGAATAAATGCCAAAATTATTGCCACTTTTAAACAGATGGGCAAACTCTGTACCACCATCTTTAAATTTAACATCAGCCCCATCAACATCAATAATTAAATCACCACCAACATCTATAGTCAGATTGGCAGCATCAGATATGGTTGACCCATTGATTGTAATGTCATCTACGGTTAGTGTTGTTAGTGTACCTAAAGATGTGATGTTAGGTTGTGCAGCCGTTGTGACTGTACCTGCTGTTGTTGCAGTAGCAGCATTACCTGTTGTAGAACCAGATGATCCTGACACGTTACCAGTAACGTTACCTGTTACATTGCCCTCTACGTTAGCTACAAGTGTACCTGTACTAATTGTAAGATTGCCTGTAGTTGCACCTGTAAATGATCCTGTACCTACAGTAAATTTATCTGCACTTTCGTCATAACCAATAAAGGCATTGTCTGATGAACCACGTTCAATAACAATACCTGCGTCATTCGATGGAGAACCAGATGTTCCATTTCCTAATTCAATAAGTGAATCAGTTACTACTGTGTTAGTTGTATTAACAGTAGTCGTTGTTCCGTTGACAGTAAGATCACCAGTAACAGTTAAGTTACCACCCATGCTGACATTACCACTTGTGTCTTCATTTACAAGCTCAATCCAGTTGCCACCGTGTGCATAGTAAGCCTTACCTGTACCATGAACGTGTGCAAACATACCATGATAAGTCGATGCACTAGGTAAGTCATTTGTACCTGAATAAACATTACCAAATAATATTTTGTTACTACCTAAGTCTACATCACCATTAGCATCTTGAAACACAGCTTTTTCAGCAGGTTGTGTAATAAACACTTCAGCCTGTGCAGTAATGTTTATGGCACTTCCTGAATTAGAACTTTCAAGAATAGTAGTACGAGCTAGGGTGGCACTACCTTCTGTCCACGTTCCTAGCCCGACTTCGTAATCATTTGTACTAGGCACAAAGATACCAAAGTAAGTAGTATCACCGTCTGTCAAAGCAGCAGCAAAAGTTTGAAACCCATCAACGTTACCGTTAAGGACTATATTGCCTGTACCAGTTGTGGTAGTTGTTTGTTTTACTCTGTCTTTAACTACGAGAGCCATAGTTCATGCTCCTATTTATGCTATACGTATGATTGCGTTAGATGCATCTGCAGTTGGGAACTGAATAGTGAAGTCACCGTTTGTAGATGTTTTAGTTCCACCAAAATCAATTACACAAATTGCTTTGTTTGATGCAGATGAATTATATATAATACAACCGTCAGCAGATATAGTAGCTGAGGCAAATACTTCATCAGTAAAGTCAACGATAGCTGTAGTTCCACTTACGGAAATAGCAGCACCGTCTAGGTTTTGCCCACCTGCTGAATAATTTGTACCAGAAGCTTCATCTGAAGCGCCAGTTACAGTTGAGTAGTTAGTTGTTGCTGCACCATATGTTCCTGATGGTGAAGCTTTAATAAGTGCAATCTTTAAAGTGTGGGTGTCCAAATCATGAGTACCACCCAATAGTTCCGATTTAAAGCTTGTACACATTGCTGTTGTGATAGCCATTATTGGATTCCTTTATGAGGTTATAAATGTGTTAAAGGGCCAGCCTCTTGACAAGACCAGCCCAATAGGTTAGTTGATACTAAGCAGCGTTGTAAACTGCTGACACCAATGCTTGTGGACGCAAGATTTTGCGACCATATAGGTGCATACCACGTACAATGTCTGCAAATGAGTCTGGATCACGGTAGTTTTCAACTTTGTTGATCTGCTCTGCAGAAGCAACCGCATCTTCCTGACCACCCAAGATAACACCATAATGATCATCTTGTGCAGTTGAACCTGATGTACCTGGACCTGTACCTTTTGAAGGTAGGTTGTTAGATACATAAAGACGGAAGCCGTGTAAGTTGTTAATAGCTAATCCGTTTTGTAGACCTGACCCACCATAATCAGAATTTAATAAGCGTGAGTCTTCGTCTTTCAAGATTTCCATAAACACAGGGTCAACTACAAGCCATCTTCCTCGTGAGTCAACATTTGCTGTATCCATCTGACGAGCCATACGTGCAATCACAGTCAACGGAGATGTCACAGATGTTGACAACGCTGTTGCGCCTGGAAGACGTGAAGCTAGAGGAATGGAGTCACCAGTTGTACTTGATTAAGCAGATGTTGTGATGTGTCCAATGTCGGACATATCTAAACGGTTAGTCTTTAAAAATTCACCGTTAATCTCACCTGATGTTGGGTGCTGTGCTGTACCTGAAGTTGTGGTAGTGATAGCACCTGCAGAAGAGTGACCTGACATATACTGAAGCAAGTCTGCATCCATTGCGTCAGCCATTTTATATGCTGCTCTGTCTGCAGCTAGGCTTACGAAATCTACTGATGCGAACTGATCTTCAATGTCATCCATTTTAAAAGCAAAGTAGTTAGCTTTGTCAATGGTTAATGAAAACTCAGCATCATCTAAGTCTTCTACGCTGATTGCAGTTTTACGCTCCAGAGCGTTGACTGTTACATCAGGCTCTTTCTGGATGCGAACTACATCACCTTGGTTTGCAATGTCTCCGAAGTAGGAGTTGTTAGTTATTGCGTTTGCAACAGATGCTTTTCTTAGGGCGATCTGCGCTTGTTTTGAATAGATAATCGGGCTGAAATTGCCGTCAAATCCGCTTTTGCCAGAGGCAACTGCTATAGCCATAGTTAAATCTCCTTTATAGATATGGCGTGAGAATAGACACTACATATCCACTACAAGAGGCTCTTGGTGTTAGGGTAGTCAGTTTACAGATAAGTTGGCCTACCTATCTGATCTGGGCCTATACTTTGAGGTAAGTCTTTTTGTGGCTAGTGCTTGTTAAAGCATACACACTAATTAAGGTGTATATGCTATAGTTTTACTTATGAATCTTTATTTGTCAAGTTATTTCTTTGACATATCATAAATAAATTTTCCTGAGCGTTGGGCTTCTCTTACTTCGTCCATACGCTTTTCATATTCTTTAATAGACATCTTAGCAACTATTGATTCGCTTAAGTAGTTAGCTGCTTCATCATGGTCAGGTGTAGTGCTTCTTTTTGTCGTTACAGAAGAGGCTGCAGCTTTGTCAGAACTAGATGTCTTTTTATTTGTTATACCCTTGTCAACTTTGTATAAGTCTATGACACGAGCTACAGATTTAGCATCGTCTACATTTTCATACAATGCATCTTGTACCCACTTAGGTTGTTCTTTAGCCCATTCATGGAATGTATCATCAGCACGTATCTTGGTGAAGTCAGGATGTAGTGCAGCTAATTCAGCTTCAGCCTTTTCACGTTTAGCTGTAACTCGTAACTCTTCTACTTCTTTAAGACGTTTGTCTATATCTGATGAACGCTCTTGTGCTTTCTTGTCAGCTATAGCTTCTACTATACCTGCTACATCAGGATACTTTTTTGACCAAGCCTCTATGTCTTTTTCTGACTTAGGTAGTACAAGTTCATTCTTAGTTGCAGACTCTAGCTGTGACTCTAGCTTCTCGAACCTGAGTTTCCACTCTTGTTCTTTATCTTTCATGTGCCGCCTGATGTCACCATAGCGTTGCTTGAAAGTCTTTTCTTCAGCACTCAGGTCATCATC